CCATGTCTCTTGCATCTGCAAGTAGTTGTTCTTCTTCATTCATTATAATATTCTGGGTATTGTCTCCTTAATAAATCTTGGTATATTGGATTTGCTAATGTCATCCACGCTGGTTTTGATACAGGCTGTCTTGAATAACCACTGTTTTCAATATACTCTTTCATTAACGCAGCTGCCATATTTTCATATTTTACTGATCCTCCAGATACATATTCTGCAAAATCATGAGCACTTGCTGGCATGTTAACTTTATATCCTTGTAATCCTAAATACTGATTTACTATGTGATGTGCATTCGTACCTTTAGGATAATAATTATTAAGTACGTATTTTAGATTCTTAGGTAAAACTATATTGTCAGTACCTCGTAAAGCGGCTTCTGCTAATAATCTAGTTTCTCCATTTGATACAAGATCTTTGCGAGCTAATAAAGCTGGTACAGTTGTACCTTTTTCAACCTCTGAATCTATTATACTTTGTCCTATAGTATCACCTCTAGCATCAGCATCACTAAACATTATAAATACAGTTTTGTTTTCACCAGTTGTACCGGGTCTATTTTTAAACAAACCTTTACCTACAATACCATCTTGACCGGGTGTATCACCTAGACCGAGTTGATCTTCGAGTTGTTCAAGTGTAGTAATGTAACGCTCATTAGGATCTTCTATCTTACTGTTAGCTCTATATTTATTATAGAACCATAACTGTGCAGCTTCAGACGCTTGTGTTGCTGTATCATGTCGAGTTTGGTCAATCATGTTTTCTTTAACAGCAGCAGTAATTTTAGATTTTACATCCTCTTTTATTTTAGTTTCTATCGCATTATAGCTACCTGCTACCTGCTCAAGAGCATCCATTGTTTCTTTAAATGGTGTTAAAACTCCACCTTCTTTTTCTTCTTTACTTAGTTTATCATATCTAAATATAAACTGAGAAAAGTCACCTTGCTGGGCAGCCTGTAAAACGTGATTAATTGTATTTTGACTTAGGCCGTCAGCTGCGTGGAAATTTAAATAATCATAATAAATTTTTTTAGCACCATCACTTCTAGCTGATTTTATATCTTCAAAAACTTGATTGAAGTCTTCTTGATATTTACCACTTCTAATATTTTCTACAGCTTTGCTTATTTCTCCAGCTTCTTTAGCTTTTAATACTTGTGCATCAGCTTTTCTTAGGTCTGTAGTTATTTGACCATAATTAGACATGATCTCAGCTTCTAAATATTCAAGCTTATCAAATATAGGTATAGGTTTTTCGTTACCTCTTGATGTAGGTAGTATATAACCATTTTGAAACTCAGTAATACCAAGAACTTCTCGTTTAAATAAATCAGGATTATCTTTATAACGTGGAGACTGTGCTTGTCCTTTAGCCCATTCTACAAATACTGGTAGTGGATTAATACTTGTGCTAGGTTGTAATGTACCAGTCCGAGTAATTGTAGGTGTCCCTAAACCATCAATAACGATACTTTTAACAAAACTTTGAGCTTCGTTATAACGATCAAACTCTGTATAGTTTGGTCCTAAAGATTGACTTAATGCACTACGTAAGTTTTCAGTATTGTTTCTTTGATCTTTTTCTCCGTGTAACTTATCTCGTTGAAGTTTAAATTGATATTCTCTTGTAGCAGCTTTAGAATCAAACAATTCAATAATTTTTATTCCAGTAGGAGACTTGCGACTTATACCGTACTGTCTTAAAAATTCATGTGCTCTGTAAGAATATAACTCTCTAACATTTGCATTTACATCCATTTCAACTTTATCTCTAACAAAATTTTCAAAATCTTGTATATAGGTGGCGAAATTCTGTTGTAGATTTCTGTATATTTTTCTTTGTAAATGCTTGCTAGTATTACGTTCTATACCAGATAAATAATCAAATGTTGTTCTATCACCTGATTGAATATTATTAATTCGTTGTTGTTCTTTTTCTTCTCTAGCTTGTGTTTCAAGTTTATCAGTTGCATTCCAAAAATCTGTTAGAGTACCTAACTCTCCAGACTCTTTCATTCTTTGGAACTCAGCTTCACCGTATCTTATGTCAGCATACTCTCTGATGTTTGCAGCCATTCCTGATAAGTTTTTACTTAATAAAGGAGTTAGCTCTCCAATCATCCTTGCTTGCTGTTCATACTTTTTGGCTTCACCTTTGAGTGCTTCTACTTCTAATTCTGCTCGTTTTTGCTCATTTTGCATACGAAGATTAAAAGCATCCTTTTCAAGAGCTTGTATTTCTGCTCTATTATCTGCTTCTCTTTTTAGCTTCCCACCAAGGTCTTTGATGTATAAAGAGTCAATCTGTCTTTTTTGTCTAGCTTGTTCAGCAAGAGCACCAGTTACTATTGCGGACTGGTTTTGCATTTGCTGTATCCCCTGTCGAGATAACTGACCTGCACTAAACCGTCCGCCCGAAGCGTACTTCTTATAGTTTTTTGCCATTTTTATTATTTGTATTGGTTATTTTGATTCATAAAATAGTTGCCAACTTGACCTGCGATACCTGCTATGGCACTACCCCATATACCAGATGATGCTGCACCTGCGTCAACCGTTGCTCCCATAACTGGTTCTGGACCGTAGTCAAACTCTTGGAGAGCTGGTGGGTAAATATATGTTGCCATCGGTGTTTTTAATGGCTGCACTGGCATAGGTAATACACCCGGATCTAACATTTTTGCTGCAAAAGCATTTAAATCTGCTATATTTTTATCAATCTTAATTCCTTGTAATACTGAGTTACTAGCTGCTTCAGCATTATCTAAAGATAAATTTAACATAGTCAGTTTTTTTCCAGTCTGAAAAGCAGTGGCTTGTGCAAGTTTGTCAGCAGATCGACCTACCACTCCTCTTGCTCGCATCTTACCTTCGGCTTCCATAGAATCTAAGTATGCTGCTTCCTTATCAAATGCAGCTTCAGCATATATTTCTTCTAACTTTCTATTTTCATCATCTACACCTCTTTGCTCTGCCATAGAGTTTATAGACATCTGATTCTGGTATATATCCTCAGACTTCTTAAACATTTTTTCATTCGTATCTTGTTGTTTGTTACGAATTTGAAGCTGATAATTATACTGATCCATCGCAGAAGCGTCTTTAAATGCAGCAACTTTAGCTTCATTAGCAGCTCTAATACCTATCTCTTCTACTGCATGTGCTCTGTCCCTATCAAGCCTATCTTTTCGCATTTCATAGGCTTCTTTATTATATTCAAACTGTCTTTCAGCAGCTTCGTTTTGAGCTTCAGCTGATCTTCTTGCAGCACTTGCCTGTTTACTGCCACCGATAAGACTTATAGCACCTCCTATAAGTGGTCCCCAAGGAACACCCATTGTTATGTCCTCCTGTAAAATCTAGGTGAGTATATTCCTTCCCACATCATTGAGTTTAATGACACTGGGAAAGGTGTATCATTAAATAATCTTAGATCAAAATTAGCTGATTTTTGATGTAAAGGTAAAGTAAATACTGACGAAGCTGCTAACGCGATATCATTAGCTAAATACTCGTTAGCTGATATAACAGGGTTAAGATTGTACCATTCGTCTAAGTATATAAGAATATCATCTTCACTATATACAAGAATATTATTAGTACCTGATGCAGGTGCAGCAGTAAAGTGAATAAACTGACCGTTAATTACATAATCTGTAGTAACCGTCTGAGTTGTAAAACTTCCTACAGGACTAGCTGTAGCAAAATTATTTACACCTATTTTAACTTTCATCTTTGCTATATTTTGAGGCACAAAGGTTAAGTCAAATACTTTAGTCGTACCGTCACCGCTTAATATCTTAGACTCACTTGTAGCGTTTGTCAAAGTTATTTTAGGTAATGGTGTAGCAGTAGTATCTACAGTATAATCAGTTGTAACTATGTTATTTATTTTAACTTTAATTTGGTCATCATCGATATAATCAAGATCAGATGGATCCCATTGAAATACTTTAGTTGTACCATCAGCTATGTATTCTTTTTTACCTTGACGTCTACCTTTCATTTTAACTTTAAAACCCATAACACCCGATAGACCTACTGCAAACTTCATACGAGCTATTGTAACATTAGCTGTAAAATCTGACTTAGATCCAGTCTCGTCTATTTTAAAATAGGTCTTAGGTAATATAACATCAAAGTCATACTTATATCCTACAATTACATCATCTTCTACACTTGTTAAATCTTTACCGGGTACTTTAAAAAATGTACCATTAGAGTCACTTCCTGTTTCTGGTGAAATAGTAAATCCAGATTCAATAAAGTTACCAGTTCTAGTATCACCTTTAATAATTAAAACTGGTGTTAAAGATGTAACATTAGTATATGGTATATAGCATTTAGAAAAATTATTAGTAGAATCAAATACTACTTTCTTTTCATTACTACCAGTTAAACCATTATTAGCTTCTGTATATAAGTCTATACATGGGTTAATTCGTTGGTCGTCATTATTAACAATAATAGCATCATCAGGACTCTGACTTAGACTAGCTTTAGCTAATGTAAATTGATTATTTTGTTTTGTTACAGTAAAAAAATCGTCTGAATCTGCTGCAATAGTTTGTACATTACCGGGTGATAACCAGTTAAACCATGCTTGTACTACGTTTTTTTCTCCGTCACTATAAGTTCTAAAGAAATATATGTATCTAGAACTTTGTCCGGAAAACGCAATAAACTGGTTCTGTGGACTAGATATCATTGTATCTACACTAGCTGGAACCCACTCATTTACAATTCTACCTATGTCAATTACACTTGGGTTTTCGTTTTCACCACGTGTAACCATAGCAAAAACTCTAGTATAACTAGGTGTTTTACTTACAAAATTAAGTGTTGTACCAGTATCAACTGGACGGACTTCTATGTCTGTTTCATAGTTAGATATAGCACGTACTGTTGTAGTAGCTGGGGTCAGGATACCAGTAGAAGATGACATCAAGAACTGTTGGTCTGCACTGAATAAAACTAAACCTTGAGCAGTCGGTAATACACTATGAAGTGCAGCAGGTCGAGTAGTAGCAGCTCTAATATCTATAGGATCTGAGTCTGTAACAAGCTGTGCAGAAGTATGATAAAACTCAAAAAACTCAGCTGATTGACTTAATGATACGTTATCTGTAGAAATAAAACCAAGTCGATTATTATGAAAAAATGATTGCTGTATTGGCTGACCTACGAAAGATGGGTGGGAGTTTGTCTCGTCATCACCTACGTCTCTTTGAGTATAACTAATAGTTTTAAAAGTAAAATTATTTAAACTAGGGTTAACTAATTCATGAGGCATGCTAGTATTTTCGAGACCTACGGATACACCCGGACCTATAGTTTCTGACCAGAAGCCTGCACCAGAAGTCCCATTGTCTGCGGTATACTTCATGTAATACGCTGCACTTGCAGCACCACTACTAAGTATTTTAACAACATGATTATGTTTACTTTCATTAGGTAGCTCACTTATCGCACTAACTTGATCCTGAAATATCTGTAATTTATTACCTATTTTACCACCTATACCTATTATTGTAAATGCACTTGTACGTGATAAATATAAACTATCTGCTGTTTTAGTTATAGTCAGGCCAGATATATTTTTAGCATTTATTTGAGTTTCAAAATGAGTTAAAATGTCTGCGTATTTATCGTTTGTACCACCTGTATGTGTAATAACTCCTGTATTATTTACATTTATTTCGTATGGTGTTGCGGTAACATCACCTACTAATTTAATCGTAGCTTGAGCTTTAGCTGTAAATGAAGGTGCAGATCTAGTGGTTATGTTTGTTGTTTTGTTTGTTATGATAGTTGTATCTTGTACAGTCAAAACATCGTAGTCTTTACGGTTAGTAGCTGTAAGGTATGCCTGTGCTCCTGTGCCGTATGTTACGGTTGCTTGGACACCACTTACCGCATTCCAAATAAAAACACCTCCATTGGATTGTAAAACCGGAGGAGTTGCATTATTGTATGTGGCAGGTGTGATACATCCTATATATTTTTCGGTATCGGATCTAGCAATGTAGAACCATTTTGAGTTATCGTATGTAGTACCAGTACCAAGATTAGCAATCCACTTAAACCCGGGTCTTTTAGTAAGTCCAAAGGTTGGATCAGGATACCCATTAAGGCATTCTTTTACTTGACCGGGAAGTTTCTTGTCATCTGATTGTCTAGATACTCCACCTAGATAGTTGTCAACTCTTTGTGTTACTGAGGGCATTATCGTTGTAAAGCGTGAAATGGTTGATAGCTTTGATAGTAATTCTGTGATCCTTGAGGATGTCCAAACATAGTGTACTGTCCTTGTCGTGTCTCATACTCTAAAGCTGTTGATCTAGCAAATGATTCTTGTTGTTGTAATCGTGCATACTGGTCATCATCACCAACAATTCTACTAGATACAATAGAAGCAGCTCGTGCTGTTATATAACTTCTTATAGGTTCTGGTAAATCAATGTAATCAAAATAATAAATCACATCACATTCTACAATATCTAAGTCCCATGTATATCTGTGATTTTGTTTGTCGTATAATTTACCGTTTCTTCTTATTCCGTCAAACGGTGTGTTTTGTGCATTTTCTGCTAGTTTAATTTGTATAATATTATTAGCTATAGGTATTTCTTTATTAATGTCTGTAGGAAACTCGACATGATACTCTTTGTTGAAAGTCCATCCTTCAGCTTGTATCTCTCGTGACACCTGTAACAGTGTATCGTAAGCAATCGCAACTTCCGGGTTGGTTTGATCTAATGTAGTTACAGGAGCCTGACCACATGACGTTAATATTTGGTTAATAGCTGGTAGCTCTTGTGTAGCGTTAGTGGTTGGAAAAGTCATAATAAAAAAGGGGGAGAATAAACTCCCCGTATAAAAAAGTAAATTAGAAACCAGATGGTTTTGTAGCTGTTCCAGCGAATAGCTCGACAGCGGCTGCAGGGTTTAAGTAGTCTGCACCCATTGCGAGTCTTCCTAAGATTACGTCGCCTTGGTAAACTACACTAACGTCGCCTGAAGTTACCTGAACCTGTGGTCCGATAGCTTCTACAACACCAGCAGCTTCCTTCTGGAAGATAAGTCCACAACTGTTTGCAAATTCAGTCTCTTCACCGTACTCGTTATTGATTCCGGTTACGTCAGCAGCAGCATCTTCTACAGCTTCTGATACGAATGATCCTGTATTTCCGGGGTCTGTTACACCGGGGTTAGTTGCAGATCCAGTTCCAAACTTAGTACCATACTGACTGAAGAATGGGATGTTCATTGACTTGTAGATCTTGATGCCTGCAATTTCAATGATACCATTACCAGACTGTAATGCTGTACCTTGTGTGTCTCTGTTGACAAGTCCGTTAGAACCTACAGCTTGTATAAGTTCGTAGTATTGTCTTGGGTTAAGTACACCAACTCTACCATCAGTAGAAACGCCCTTTTCATCTAGTGCAGCAGCTGCATCGTAGAAAGCGTTTATTAGACCTGCGGAGCTGTAAGCATCAGATGCGTTTGTAGTTGTACCTACACGAATCTGTGTACCACCGGGCTCTACAAAGTTAGTCTTTGTGATAGGAGAAGCAGCTCTAGCACCTCGAGCAATAGCTCTAAAGATAAGTCTGTCGTACTTCTGAGCAAGAGCATATCCAATCTTCTTGGAGATCTCTCCTCTTAATTCGTAGTGAGCAAGTGTTTCATCTAGCTCGTAAACAAATGCACTGGAGATGAGTAGGTCATCAACTGTGATTGTTTTTTCAGCAACTGGAGGTGCTCCATCGGAGTTACCCATGATGCTGTTACCGGGTGTATGATACTCGGCTTTTGTGTGTCCTGTGTAGATGAACTGTAGAGATTTACCGTTTGTAAGTGTTCTCTTCATTACAAGGTCTCTAGCAATCGCATTGTGCTGGAAGCCTTTGAACATCTCGCCACTGAACAGTTTAAGGTAAAGGGCTCTCGCATCGCCTGTACTATTTGACTGACCCGGACGGGTTAGTTGGGCTAACTGAGAGGCACCTGAGTTCTGTTGTGCCATGATTATGGTTAAGGTTTATATTATTTTCCTGTACAGTATTTTCGGCCAATTTGTTTTTGTGTGTCTATCCACACCGTCTAGACGGCTCAAGGTATCTCCGTAGAGGCTGTAAGCCAATAGCAGGGGAGTCCGACTCTGAGGTGCTCCCCGTGCAGTTAGTAAGAAGGAACCTCTAATTGAGCATCCTCTTCTTTCTTTTCTTCAGTTTTGTTCTTAGGCTGTGGTTCTGGAAAATCGAATCGAGTACGCATAGCCTTTCCGAAACAACCTTCAGTTTGTTGTGTCATTACTTGATGATTTTAGTATATGTCACACCACGGTAAACGTAAGTTACTGTCATAGTTCCCTCCGATACCAAGCCCCCGTTCCATGACTTGATTACATGCGTCGCATAAAGCGATGAACGGACGTAGGAGTTAACCTATTTGTGGTGCAGTAAGTGCTACGTTTGTAGACTCAGCTGAAGCTAAGTCGAGTGGGAAGTTGTGAGCATTACGCTCGTGCATTACTTCAAAACCAAGATTAGCTCTGTTTAATACATCAGCCCATGTTGGAATGATCTTGCCATTAGTGTCAACGATGGACTGGTTAAAGTTAAAGCC